ATGGGAGATTTACCCCCATGAATGTGAGCAAAAGTCATGACTAAGGATGTTTCAGGATTGATCGCGATTGATCCAATCTCATCAGTAATGATTCAGCCGCAATCGGTTTTGAGTCAGTCATTAGCAGGGCAGTTTGGCTCACCGACCCCAAGAATCCACACGCCACTGAATGATTTACCATCCAGGGGTTTGGAAATTATAGATTTTGCAGCTGCATTGAAACTTGAATTGATGCCCTGGCAGAAATTTGTCATTGAACACTCACATAAAGTTCGCCCTGATGGGAGATGGCAAACCCCGCTTGTGGCAACTGTCGTTTCTAGGCAATCGGGAAAATCAACCATGATGTTGGTGCGGATTCTGGCGGGCATGTTTCTATTTGATGAGCCATTGCAAATTGCATCAGCGCACAGACTGACCACATCCCTGGAACAATTCAGAACGCTGGTTGGCTTAATTGAGGGCAGCAATGATTTATCCAAAAAGGTTCAGCGCATTAAATGGTCACATGGTAACGAGGAGATAACAGTTCAAAACAAAAATGGGGTTTCAAGGTTTGCAATCAAAGCAGGTGGATCCGCCGCGAGGGGCACTTCGCCAACCACAGTCCACCTGGATGAGTTACGCGAACAGCATGATTTGGAATCATTTGCATCATTGCGTTATTCATTGCTTGCCGCCAAGAATCCAATGATCATGGCTTATTCATCAGCGGGTGATCAGCACTCAGTTGTTTTGAATCAGATCAGGGATCGGGGCATTGCCGCAGCTGCGGGCAACAGTGATGAGATAGCCTATTTTGAATGGTCAGCACCAAGTGATGACATCAATGATCCTGCCAACATTGTGGCGGCAGTGCCAGCCCTGGGTCATACAATCCATGCAGACAACATTGGTCAATTGTTAAATGATCCACATGAGGTTTTGATGACTGAGGTGTTAAGCCGCTGGGTTGCAACTATTTCATCAGCAATTGGTGAAATTGAATGGCGATCATGTGAATCACCTGAGTTGGATTTGGATACTGAGAAAATTACCTGGATGGCATTAGATCATTCACCTGACAGGCGGCATTGCGCATTGGTAGCAGCCCAGCAATTACCCAATGACCAGTTCATTGTTAAGTTGTTGCATACCTGGGAAAACGCGGTTGCATTGGATGATAAAGAGATTGCAAATGATGCATCAGCCTATTGTCGCAAATACCCAATTGAGTTTTTGATCTATTCCAGGCGAACCAGCGCATCAGTGGCTGCCAGGTTGCAGCCCGCTGGAATCCCAATCATGGAGGCAGATTCATTTTATCCGCAATCATGTGATGAGATGATTTCAGCAATTAACGCGGGCAGACTGCGGCACAGAAACCAGGAGATGCTAACCCTGCAAATGTTGTCAGCGGTCAAATTAACCAGGGGTGATGGGGGCATTGTTTTGGGTAGGCGGGCAAGCCAATCCGCAATTTGTGCAGCGGTGGCAACTGCCCTGGTAACGCATTATGCGACACGCCCAAGCACAGATGTGGACATTCTTATTGGGTAGTGGTAATCGCCTGAGAAAATGCGCACATGGCGATACTTGACAGATTTAGAGTGCAGACAAAAACAGCTGCAATTGAACCTGATGTTGCCGCAACTAATTTGGCACCGCTTAACAATTTAAATTCTCTTTACACATTTATTAACACACCAATCAGTGCAACTTATCAAGAGTTCATAAGCATCCCATCAGCATCACGCGCAAAGGGAATTATCTGCTCATCAATTGCCAGCATCCCATTGGTGCTGCGTGATAGATCAACGGGCATGAGATTAGATGCACCGCGTGTGATTGACACACCTGATCCAAGATTGCCAGGGCAAGCCACATATGCCTGGACAGCATCAGACATTTTGCTTTATGGTTTTGCGTATTGGCAAGTTACAGAATTATATGCAGATACATTCAGAGTCAGATCAGTTCAAAGAATTGCACCTGACAGAGTTGGAATTGAAACTAATGCTGATGCCACAGAGATAACAGGCTACACAATAGATGGTGGATACAAATTGCCTGACTCAGGCATTGGCAGCCTTGTTGTGTTTTACAATCCAGGTGATGTTGGTGTTTTAAATAGAGCAGGTCGCACTATCCGCACAGGTGCTGAGTTGGAACGCGCTGCAATGAATTATGCGCGTGAGCCAATTCCATCAATGGTTTTAAAATCAAATGGCACAGCATTGCCCGCAGATCGCATTGCAAAATTATTGGATCAATGGGGCATTGCTAGGCGCAACCGAACAACTGCATTCTTAAATGCTGATGTCACAATGGAACAAGTTGGCTTTGATCCGCTTAAATTACAATTGGTTGAAGCCCGCGAAAATATCGCGACAGAAATTAGCAGGGCAGTGGGCATTCCAGCATATTTCACAGATTCACCAAGTGGATCATCAATGACTTATTCAAACGCAGTTACAGCCCGCCAAACATTGCTGGATTTCTCATTGATTCCAATTGCTGATGCAATATCCCAAAGATTATCAATGCCTGATTTTACGCCATCATCCCAAGTGGTCAGACATGACTTTGATGTTTACCTGCGCGGGTCAGCCCTGGAACGCGCTCAGATTTATGAAATATACAACCGCATTGGCGTAATGACCGCTGATGAAATAATGAGAAAAGAGGATATGGCACTATGAAACTGACCACCCCAATGCAGATCACCGCAGCTGATTCAGAGTCTAGGACAATCAGCGGGCGCATTGTTGCATTCAATGAAGCGGCAAATGCCAGCACTGGCAAAGTAATTTTTGCAAAAGGTAGCATCCAACCAAAAGATGTGTTTCTAAATTTAGAACATGACCGAACAAGGCGCATTGGAAAAACACTCAGCATGAGTTTAAATTCTGATAAATCCATTGATGCCACATTTAAAATTGCCAACACCACCGCTGGAACAGATGCATTGGTTGAAGCAATGGATGGACTGCGTGACGGATTCTCCGTTGAATTAGCGGTGAATGATTACGAAATGTTAAAGGATGGAACAATGAAAATCATCAATGGAGATTTGCAAGCCGTTGCACTCACATCTGAACCAGCAGTGAGATCAGCGCGTGTCACAAAAGTGGCAGCAACAGAGGAAAATTCTGAACCCACAACAGTTGTGGAAACAGAGCCAACAACCGAAGGAGAAAAAGTGTCAGAGCCAATTACTGAACCAGCCGCACCAACTGAAACAGTTGATGCATCACTGGCAGTCAAAGCAACAACATCAACACCAATGTTTTATGCAAAGCCAAGAAACCCAATTGTAAACATGGGATCATGGGTTGAGCATTCAATCAAAGCACAGTTGAATCCAAATTCAGATTCAGCACTTTATGTCAAAGCAGCAACTGATGACCTGGGAACTACAAACCCAGCGTTCAATCCAACGCGCCAATTAAATGAAATCATCAATGGTTTAAGCAATGCAACACGCGCCAACATTGATGCAATCAGTCGTGGCAATTTGCCTGATGCTGGGCTTCAATTCCAAATTCCAAAAATTTCTGCCGTTGCGACTGTTGCAGCCGTTGCAGAATCAGGCGCAGTTTCAAACACTGGAATTACAAGTGCATACCTTGATGTAGCAATTAGCCGCTATGCAGGGCGCAACATTTTAACAACAGAAATTATTGAGCGTTCATCACCTGATTTCTTTGCCGAACTTGTCAGCATCATGGGATCAGCAATGGCATTGGCACAAACTAAAGCCGTTGGTGATGCAATAATTGCAGGTGCAACCGCTGATGGAACACCAACAGCAAACACAGCTGCGGGATTGCTTGCATACACATCACGATCAAATGCAGCAATTTATGGATCAACACAAAGATTCGCCAGGTCATTGATTGTTTCACCTGATCAATGGGCAAACATCATGGGTTACAATGTTTCAGGCGCACCATTGTTTAATGCTTACCAGCCATCAAATCAAACTGGTTTGGTAACTGGTCAATCACAAATTGGCGTTGTTGCTGGTTTGAATTTCTTTGTTGATAATTCAGGCGCAGTCACAGGCACTGGAGATGCATCAATGGTTGTTGTTGAGCCTAATTCATACACATGGTATGAGTCACCAAATTACCGCTTAGATGTAAATAAGCCATCAGATGGCACAGTTGAAATCTCAATCAATTCTTATGGCGCAATTGCAACCAAAATTGGTGCAGGTGCCCGTAAATTTAATTTCACCTAATATCTAAATCATGGGTTGTGATTCTCCCGAACGCAGCCCAGCCGACTACATGAAAGGACACTGATGCCCATAATTACCGCAACCGATTTGCGCAATGTTTTGGGTGTCAGTGTCACCATGTATTCAGACGCATATTTGGAACAGATAATTGCTAGTAGTGAGCAGGTTATTTTGCCATTGCTGGTTTCTTATTCATCAGCAATTGAAACATATCAAGTGACTGATGATGTGATTACATTTACAACAGTGCGACCAAATTATTTCGTAGAGGGTCAATCAGTCGTTGTGACTGGTTGTGGTGACTTAGATGCGACATACACCGCTGATGCTCGGGCATCAAATGTGTATCAATTCACTGCAAGCGTAGATGCAGCGGATTCATTATCAGTCATACCAGTCATCCCCGCTGGGGTCGCGGTTCTAGATGGGTCTAGTGCCGCTGATCTTTATGCAAATACAGCTGCAATAAAGAATGCTCTACTTGTGGTCAGCACTGAAATTTTCCAATCAGTTGTTGCGCCAGGTGGACAAATTGAGGGTGTGGATTTTGCACCGACACCATACAGAATGGGCAGATCATTGACCAGTCGCGTGATGGCTTTGTTGTTGCCTTATGTTGAAACAGAAACAATTGCACAATGAGTGCATCAATTTTAGAGGTTCGAAATGAACTGGCAACCGCCCTGGCATCAGTTGGCGCATCAGTTTATGGATCAGTTCCCGAAGCGGTAATCCCGCCAGCATGTGTGATTGTGCCTGATGCACCTTATTTGGAAAGCCGTTTAATTGGTGGCAGCACAGTCAATGTTAAAATTAACTTTATTATCACCGCAGCCGTTGCCTACAACAGCAATCCTGGCGCATTAGATAATCTGGAACAATTGGTGATTCAAATTTTGGGTGTCATGCCCAATGGTTATGTGGTCGGAGATGTGCAACGCCCAGCAATCACCAGTGTGGGCGCATCAACGCTTTTAACCGCTGATCTATCGGTCAGCACCTATTATAACCAAGACTAAGGAGAAACAAAGAAATGCCAACAACAATCATCACAGGGCGACAAATTGCATTCACTATTGATGCAGATGTTTATGATGCCCAAGCAACATCAGCCACACTAACAGTTGATTCAACAATCAACACTTATCAGACATTAGATAACAAAGCGTATTACACCACCGATACACAGGGAACATTTGCAGTTGAAATGTTGGCTGACTGGGGTGCTGGATCATCTCTTTGTGAAGCATTATGGACTGCCGCAACTAGCGCACCACAGACACCATTGGCAGTTGCAATGACAGCTGCAAGCGGTGCGGTTTTCACATTCAGTGTGCAACCCATCCTGCCAAGTGCAGGTGGAACAGCGCCTGATGCACAAACAGTTTCATTGTCATTCACATGTGTGACAACGCCATTGTTAAACGACTAACAAACAAAGAATCGGGAGAAAAGCAATGAAATTACCAATCACAATTGAATATGGAAATGGGTCATCAGAAACCTACACTGCCCAGCCACCTGAGTGGGCAAAGTGGGAACAAAAAACTGGTTACATCATCAGCCAAGCCCAGGACAAATTGGGCATAAGTGATTTGATGTTTTTGGCATATCACGCCATGAAGCGTGAGAGTGCTGGGAAACCAATCAAGTCATTTGAAATTTGGTGTGAAACAGTTGTTGATGTGGTGGTGGGGGTTGATGACCCAAAAGTTACAAGCGCGGAAGCATAAACTACTTATTGATTGAATTGGCAATTGCCACATCAATCCCAATGAGTGAATGGGAAAGCGCAGAGCAGATTTTGACCGCAGTTGAGATTTTAAAGGAGAGAAGCAATGGATAATGCAATCACCTATGACAAGTCAGAGCTGCGGGGCATCATCAAAGCACTTGGTGCAATGGATGATCAGGCTACTGATGAAGCCAAAAAAGAATCCAGCGCGTTGGTTGTATATCTACAAAAGAAAATTATTGGTGCATCTAGCCACACACAAAACCTAGTTGATGATCGAATTGCCGCAGGATCAAGGGTCAGCAAATCATCAAAGATTGGTGAAATCAGTTTTGGTTTTGCATCACAGAAATTCAGCGGTGGTGGCACAACCCAACAATTGTGGGGTGGGGCAGAATTTGGATCAAACAAATACAAGCAATTTCCAAACTGGTCAGGTAAATTTGGCAGGGGTTCACGCGGTTGGTTTATTTATCCAACACTACGCCAAGAGCAGCCATACATCATTGCCCAATGGGAAAATGCCTTTGATCGCATAGTTAAGGAATGGTAATGGCAACAGGTTCTCGCACCCTTAAACTCTCTATCCTGGCAGAAACAAAACAACTCACTGATGCATTAAAAGGCAGCACAAAAGATGTTGAAACATTTGGTGATAAAGCCACAGAATTTGGCAAAAAGGCAGCCCTGGCGTTTGCCGCAGCGGGCGCAGCCGCAGCTGCATTTGCTTATCAATCAGTAAAGAATGCTGCCGCTGATGAGGGCGCACAAAGAAAATTAAATGAAACTTTAGAAAAAACAACTAGTGCAACAAAAGATCAAATTGCAGCGGTAGGCGGTTGGATTGATAAGACATCTATTGCAATTGGTGTGACGGATGATGAACTTAGACCCGCATTCAGCCGATTAGCCCGCAGCACTAATGATGTAAACAAAGCGCAGGATTTATTAAATTTAGCGTTGGACATTTCAAGTGCAACAGGCAAACCGCTTGAAGCCGTAGCCAATGCATTGGGCAAAGCCTATGATGGCAATACTCAGGCATTAGGCAAATTAGGATTAGGCATTGATCAATCAATTTTAAAGTCAGGCAATTTTGATACTATATTTACAAAATTGACAGGCACATTTGGTGGGTTTGCAGAGAATGAAGCAAAGACAACTGAAAAGAGTTTTGTCAGGATCAAGATTGCAATTGATGAAGCCCAGGAGAGAATTGGCATGGCTTTATTGCCAATCACAGAGAAACTGACCACATTTATTTTGGAAACAGGTGTGCCAGCATTGAATGCATTTGTTGGTGGATTGACTGGGGATCAAGGTTTAAGTCCAGCATTTACAGACAGTGAAACAAAAGCATTCTTATTTGGTGAAAAAATCAAAAGCATTGGCAAAACAATTGTTTCATTTAAAGATGAGATTGCAGCCCTGGGCATTACCCTGGGAACAATCTTTGTCATTTCAAAATTAACATCATATGCAACAGCCACAATTGCAATTATTACAACATTGATTAAAGCCTACAATGCGTTAAAAGCCAGTGCGATTGTTGCGGGCATTGCCAGTTATTTTGCTTTAAATCCAATTGCGGGTGTGGTTGCAGTTGGTGTGGCAGCGGGCGTTTTGGCAGCTGCAAATGCCCTGGTAAACAACTCAAATGCAGATTTAAGCAATTTTGATTTACCTGCACAGAATGTTGGCGGTTATAGTGGCATTCCAACATTAAAACAAATAGTGCCAAATTTGCCTGGAACAAGCACAGGCGGTGGTGGCACAGGCGGTGGCAGCGCAACTGCATCAGGTGTGACAGTAACAATGCCGCCAGTCATTCCAACCAATTTCACCCCATTTGGGCAGGCTGGTGGCAATGGCTCAGGATTTGTTGGAACCCCATTTGGGCAATCATCAGTCACAGTGAACATTGGCGTTGCAGGTGATCCCGAAGCCACAGCGCGGGTGATAACCGAAACTTTAAATGATTCATTTTATCGCGGCACAGGCGGTGCAAACAATTTTAGGATAAATGACAGATGAGTGTTTGGAATCCAGTTTGGAGAGTCAAAATCAATGGTGTTGATTACACCAATGCAATTTTATCCAATCTAACCATTACATCAGGGCGCACAAACATTTATGAGCAAGCCCAGGCGGGTTACATAAATTTACAATTGATCAACCTGGATGAGTCATTAATAACCGCAGAAATCAATCAATCAATTACAGTTGAATTGCAGGATTCCACAGCTGCTTATGTGCCTATTTTTGGCGGGTCAATTGTTGATGTTGGCATTTCAATAACTGATGCAGGTGGCATTGCCTATGCCCAAACAGTCACAATTGTTGCATTGGGTGCATTAGCCAGGCTGCAAAAAGCATTAACAAATGGCGTGCTGGCAAAGGCATTTGATGGCACACAGATTTACAACATTTTAAAAAATGTTTTATTTGCACAATGGAATGCAGTGCCAGCGGCAGAAACATGGGCAGCCTTTAATCCTGCGACCACCTGGGCAACCGCGTTGAACACTGGATTGGGTGAAATTGATCAGCCTGGCAATTATGAATTGGCAAACAGGTCATCAAGCAGAATTGATGTTTATCAATTAGTAGCAGCATTAGCATCATCAGGATTAGGATACCTCTACGAATCCTCATCAGGGCTTATTTCATATGCTGATTCTACTCACCGCACAACTTATCTAGCACTTAATGGTTATGTGGATTTAAGCGCAAATGATGCATTGGCAAATTCACTTAAAATTCAAACGCGGGCAGGAGATGTGCGCAACAACTTAACTATCAAATATGGATCACTCTCAACCAGTGAAATCAGTGCCACTGATCCAGCATCAATTGCGGTTTATGGCAACTTGGCACAAATCATCACAACAACTTTATTTAATGCGGGAGATGCCACATCTCAGGCAGCCTTTTATTTGGCACTAAGAGCCAACCCACAGGCAAACTTTAATTCCATCACTTATGAATTAACCAACCCTGAAATCAGTGATTCAGACAGGGATGCCCTGATTGGCATATTCATGGGGATGCCAGTCTTTATTGCTGACCTGCCATTGAATATGAATGCGGGTTCATTCCCAGGCTTTGTTGAGGGCTGGACAATAAGAGCTGCATACAACCAGGTATCAATCACGCCGTTATTGTCGCCGTTGTCATATTCATTGAACGCCATGCGCTGGAATGATGTGCCTATGGTTGAAGCATGGAATACAATTAGCCCAACTTTAGAATGGGAAAACGCAACAATAGTTGCATAAAGGAGAAATGACATGACAAATCCAACCAGTAATTTTAACTGGCAAATGCCTGAAAATACAGATTTGGTTACTAACTTGCCAGCGGATTTTGAGGTGTTTGGTCAAGCGGTGGACACAGATTTTGCGGATTTATTAGGTGGCACAACTGGACAAGTATTAAGTAAAACATCAAACACAGATTTAGATTTTACATGGGTTGCAGCAAACCCTGGTGATATAACTGAGGTCACAGTTACCAGCCCGATCACAGGCGGTGGATCATCAGGCAGCGTTAATGTTGCAATCAATGATGGCACAACCGCACAAAAAGGTGCAGTTCAATTAGAAAATTCAACATCTAGCACATCAACAACAACTGCGGCAGTGCCAGCAAATGTTAAAACATCATATGATTTAGCAGCTGCGGCAATTCCAAAATCAACAGTAACCACAAATGGTGATTTAATTTATGGCACAGGATCAGCGGCAGTTACAAGATTAGGTATTGGCAGCACATCACAAGTTTTAACAGTTTCAGGCGGTGTTCCTACATGGGCAACACCTGCTGGGGGTGGTAGTGGCATGACATTTATTCACAGAAGCAGTTTTACAAATGTTGCAACAGTTAATTATGATTATTTTAACAGCACATATTACAATTATTTGGTAATTGTAGAACAAATATATAGTTCAAGTTCCACACCGCTTGCCGCTTCATTCTTAAGATTAAGACATTCAGGAACAACAATCACAAGCGGTGATTACAATGGTGGTTCTTTTAAATTAGATCGCGGCGGCGGAACAGGTAACACGCCCAGTGCAAGTGCCACATCATTTACCATTGCACTGGATGTTGGTGCAACAAGTCAGCAAAACAGTTATGTTATAAATTTTGAAAAAGTTGGCAATACCAGTGAACAACCTGCATTTCATGGAACTGGCACATTAGGTGATGGCTCTTATGGCGCGGTGTTTTTTGGTGGTAGTATCCACAACGATCAAACTTATACAGGTTTCCAATTGTTAGCAGATGGAAGCAACATAACTGGAACAGTATCAATTTATGGATTGGCGAAATCATAATGAAAACACTAAACGAAATAATCGCAGACTTAAAAAAAGAACACCCAAAATTAACTGAACAAACCAATGGTGAAATTTTTGAATTAACTACTGCTGATTATCAAGCCAAAATTAAAGAATGGGCTGAGTCAAGGTTTGAAAAACAAAGCAAAATAACCGAAGCCGAAGCAAAAGCATCAGCCAAATCTGCATTGCTTGAAAAGTTGGGCATCAGTGAGGATGAAGCGCGGTTGTTAATCGGCTGATGATTACATCCCATAACGGATGGACTGCATCAATTGATCCAACTGCCATTGGCATTGGCTCATACTCAGTGCCAGGCACAAAGATTAAACTGCGGTGTGCAGCTGCGGTTGCACCATTGCTGGTCACATTTGCGGCAGAATTTCATCAACACATTGAACCAATTGATGAGGGTGTGCTGGATGACTGGGGTTATTGTTACCGAAACATACGCGGATCGACTGACAAATTGAGCAATCATTCATCAGGCACTGCCATTGATTTAAATGCCACAAAGCATCCCCTGGGTCATGCCGCGACATTCACACCCATGCAAACAGTCTTAATTCAAGCACTATGCAAAAAGTATGGGCTAAAGTGGGGTGGGGATTACACACACAGAAAAGATGAAATGCATTTTGAGGTTTCTCTCAATCCAGCCAAATGTGCTGAGTTGATTGGAAAACTAAACATAGGGAAAGCAGGTCAAAATGGATAAGGCAAAAGCAATGTTGGCTTCATGGGGTCGCAGTTATTTAGCGGCTGCATTAGCCGTTTACATGGCAGGTGGCACATTCCAACAAATGTTAATGGGTGGGGTCGCAGCTGTTGTTCCAGTGGTTTTGCGCTGGCTCAATTCTGATGACAAAGAATTTGGAATTGGCTCTAAGTAAATGACAACGACTGAATGGGTTGCGGTTATCGGGTGCGCAATTGCCCTGCTATCTGCAATCTATTCAGTCATCAAAGTAGTGACAAAATCAATCATGATGGAATTGTTGCCAAATTCAGGCAAATCACTCAGGGATGAGATCAGGGCGTTAAGTGCCAGGGTAGATTCCATCTATGAAATCATTGGCGGTAAATAGGCTCATTGGCGTGTTGGTCGTTGCCAAGTGTCAGCGGGCGGTGTCATACTGATTTCACGCACCTAATCGGGGGCGTAGATTCGGGAGATACACAATGAATACAATCAACGCCTTAACAGGCATCCTAGGGGTAGCCACAGGGCTGCTAATAGGCTTTAAAGTAGGCATTAAGCGGGGTGATACCGCTGGCAGTCGCAGGGGCTTTGCCAGGGGCATTGCAGTTAGTCGCAACATAGTAAATCGGATTTCCAATGGTGCTTGAAAACTATGAAACAGTGGCAGAGCGCATTGAAAAGTTTTGGATCAAATACCCAAGCGGGCGCATCCATACGCAGCTGATCCATCAAGATGGCACACGCTATATTGCACAGTGTGATCTTTACAAAGATGTAACTGACCCATTTCCATTTGCAACTGATTATGCTGAGGAAATTAGGACAAGCAACAACCGCTTTCCAGCGGAAAATGCATTGACCAGCGCAATTGGTCGCAGTTTGCACACTGGTGACATCAGCAAATTTAGTGAGGGCAAGCCACGCCCATCCGCTGAGGAGATGTCTAGGGTGTCCTGGACTGCACCTATTGATGAACCAGCACTTATCGCACAAACAATGGGTGGGGTTATTGACCAGGTTGCAACAGGCACTGCACCCAATGAAGCCCCGCAATGCTCACATGGTCACATGTTGGCAAAGATGGGGATCAGCCCAAAAACAAATAAACCTTATAGCGGATGGGTCTGCTCATCTACAAATCGGGATTCACAATGCAAGCCAATTTGGAATTAACATGGGCGGCATTTCATTCACACGCAATGGCGTGACTGGACACATCACCGCTGATGGTGAGGTTTTAAATGATAAACAGGCTCAAACTTGTGATTATTGCTTTGAACCACACAATCGCATTGACATGATCAAGATTGTTGATGATCGGTTTATCCTTTGCCGCAGCTGCTATCTCAGGCACATAGTTAGATGATGAAAATACAATTGACCAGTGCTGATGAAATTATGTCAGCACAGGTTGGTTTGCAGCGCACCCAATACTCAAAAGAGCGCAACATGAAAAACACCTTTGAGAGAAAAACTGCAAACAATTATTTTAATGACATCTTGATGGCATCTAATGGGGCAGCGGCTGAATTAGCAGTTGCCAAAGCCCTGGGCATCACCGATTTCACACCAACCATCAACACCTTTAAATCACAGGCAGACATTGGTGAAAACATTGAAGTTAAACACACAGTGTGGCATGGTGGGCATTTGGTAGTTCATCAAAAGGATAGGGAATCGGATGTGGCAGTGTTGGTTGTAGGTGAATGCCCTGATCTCTTTGTGGTGGGTTGGATGCCAGTTGTAGTGGCTAAGAAACCACGCTACCGCAACAATAAGGCTGATTCATGGTGGGTTAGCCAAATCAATCTGCAACCTATTGAAAGCCTATTAAGGAGTAATTATGCCAATGTCAGGATTTGAGGATTTGCCAATGTTTGATTGCCAAATGTGCGTTGCAATACTGAATGCAAAAGGTGGCAAATATAAGAGCTGCAAAACTGAGTGGATTCCCAGGGTAGTCGGTGACACATTGCCACCTGGGTTGTCCACAATGGAATGCACAGGTTGTGGGCAAATCAGGGTTCACTTTGTGGGCAGTGATGAACCTACGCAATCTTAGGATTATCTCATATAATGAGATGACAGTTTTATGCAGTCTGACCTGCGTTTATGTTAAATAAATGAAAACTAATTTGCATCATCTATTGACACAGGTAATACGCTCACCATCCGCGCATAGAGCCGCGAGGCGATATGGCTCAATGCGTGGCTCACTAACGGGCGCACTATGTATTCTCCTTATGGAGATTATGTTTGCGCAAAATAGTTGGTCTATAACAAACCCTGACATGTATAAGTTATATGCACACACACTTGTTGTTGATTACAAAGAATTTAAATGCCTGGAACAACTATGGTCAAAAGAATCTAATTGGAATACAGCTGCACATAATAAGTCAGGTGGGGCTTATGGAATACCACAGTTAAAGAATAAGAAACTGCAACACATGGATGGATTCACCCAGGTGCAATGGGGCTTGAAATATGTGCGCTCGCGTTATGGCACACCCTGCAATGCCTGGGCTTATTGGTTAAAAAACAAACATTATTGATGATTACAGTATTGATGGGCGCACCAGCATCAGGCAAAACAACCTGGTTAAAGGACAACAAAACTGGTTTTGAACATATCTATTCAACAGAATTGGTGAGGGTAAATAGGGAATTAGATGTGGATTATTATATGTCCATGATTAGGGCTAAGGCAGTGAAAGCAGCTGAGGATGGCAAAGATGTGATTGCAGATGGAACACACACCATCACATTGCACAGATTGTTTTGGCTTAACTTAGCCAAGCGATTAAGTATTGATACAAGGTTGATTGTGTTTAACACACCATTGCCATTGTTGTTGATGGGTAACAACATCAGGTTACATCCATGCCCAGTCAATGTGTTGGTAAAGCATCACAAAAACATGCAGATTGCCAAGCGGTTGGTGTTGCGTGAATCCTGGAATACAATTGAAAACAAAGTGCGCAGTGTCTAGGTCATGGGCAAATGGCAGTCATAGAGTTTGGCGCAAAGTCAGGCAGCGGATATTGTTGAGGGATCAATCAACATGTCAGTTATGTGGGCAGACTGAAGGACAACTGCACATTGATCACATCATCCCAAAGCGGTTAAATGGCAGTGACCTAGATGAGAATCTGCGTGTATTGTGTCAATCCTGCAATTTACAGCGTGGGGGGTCTTTTTTTGAGCATGACAGAACAC